TCTAGCATGAGCGTTTCTGTGGCATTAATAAATGAAGAAAGTAATGAGGGACAATTTGAAAGGCACCTTTGTAATGAGAGACAATTTCGTGAGTTTCGTAGGTGGACAAACTTATACGGAGATTATCCTACATTGAATAGTTTTCCACTTCGATATACAGGAGAAGATTATCGCGCTACTTTTTCATACAATGATGAAAAGACTCAGGCACTTCTCCGCGAATTGGTGGATTTAGCAGATAAGACGGCAACTGTATTTGATGTGCCAGACATCTATAATCATATTATTTATACGATTATGGAGTTGGTAACAGAAGCAATTAAATCAGAATTTACATTTGTAGTGGTGTAGTTACACAATTATTGTGGCAGTAGTATTTATACCCTTAAAAAATTTGGAGGTGTTAATGTTATGCGTACTACTGATGTGAAGACTAATTTTCCTATGGGTGGTGGAAAGCCTACTTTGTCTTCAGAGCCTGAACTTACACAGACAATGGATAAGACTCTGAGTATGGGTTCAAAGCTAGGCACTAACCCTTACGCTGTTCGTCGGAAAACGTCTACTGAACAGCCTCAGACCTTTGCAGTTCCAAAGAGTTGGGATAAGTAAATTACCCAAATAAAGGAGGAAAACTAAATGAACGATTCTAACAATAAGAATACCTCGGAAACGCAAAATCCTCAGGGATCTGGCGAACAACAGAATCAAAATCAGGGAGCTACTTCGACTGGTAATCCTTCTCCTGACAAGAAGCCTGAAATACCCTCCGAGCTAAGGGCTCAGATCGACACCCTGATTGAGGCTGCTAGACAGCAGGAGAAGAATAAATTGTATGTAACTATTAATGATTTGAAAACAGATTTGAAGAGTTCAAATGATAGGTTGTCTGCTGTTATGGCTGAACTATCTACTTTAAAGAATCTCTTTAATAATAAGGATAATAATACGGATGAAACTTCAAAAACAGAAACTAAATCAGAAACTAAATCGGAGTCAAAATCTGAGCAGAAAGCTGAAGTTAAGACGGATAAATCTTCTTCTGAACTGGACGAATTGAAAAAGCAGTTGGAAGCGTTGCGTGAAGACATTGTAAAGAGAGATGAACGTGCAAAGGTTGAGCGTGAAGCCGAAAAGCATAAGGAAGCTGTAGCTAAGTATAGAGAGCAAGTCATTGTTGGACTTCCAGCAGAGCTTGCCGAACTAGTCCCAGCGGATACCAAGGAAAACGTAGATAAGTTTGTTAATAATCTTAAACTTGGTATGGAAAAAGTCATGCCTACGCCCGCTCCTCTAGCCCGAAGTGGGTCATTGCTGACTGCTGGTACAAGAACTCCGGGTACGCCCGCCCAGGGTATCAATATACAAGGCCAGCCAATTACTGCGGAGACGATAAACGCTATGACACCTGAGCAGTATCTAAAATTTAGGCAGGAAAACCCCCAATTGATTTCGGGGGCACAAAGACCTGGATTTGAGACTCAGAAATTTGGTGGTATGACGTTGAGACGACAGTAATGTGTTGTAAGGAGTTGATAATAAGTGGCTTTTATGAATACCGTTGTGACAGCAACCGGCACTAACCTTGCTGGGGGTAGTGCCGTAAGACTAGATGAGGCACTTCGTGCCGTATACAGTAGAGAGTTGGAATTCAAAGCGCTCCCGATCATGAAATTCTTTTCCTTCGCTTCAATCAAGGAGGAATTGGGTGTAGAGCCTGGTCTTGAGATTAAGATGCTTCGGGTTAACAATCTTCCTAAGGGTGGAGCCTTGACTGAGGGAGTTCGTATGACTCCCCATGCAATGAGCATGTCGATGGCCGCGATAACTGTGGGGGAGCGGGGGAATGCTGTAAGCATGTCTGAACTTGCCCTACAGTCCGCTTTTACTAATATGATGGCTGCGGCTACTACTCTTCTAGGTAGAGACATGGCAGTAGTTCTTGATACTGAACTTCGTGACACCGCAATGTCAGGAACTAATGTTGTATATGCTCGTAAGGGCGATAAGACTAAGCCAACAGGGCGTCTTGAGATGGATGATACTTGTGGCTTGAACGTTGCCACAATTAAAGATGGTGTAGAGACTCTAGCAACAAATAACGCTCCTAAGTGGTCACTTGATAATGGTCAAGATTTTTATATTTGCTTTGTACATCCTCATTGTTCTAGGGTTCTTCGTGATGACCCTGCATGGATTAACGCAGCTAAGTATGGTGCACCTGTTCAGTTGTTTAACGGAGAAATTGGTAGAATAGATGATGTACGTTTTATTGAGAGCACAAATCTTAATAACGGTGCTGCTGCTGTATCTGATTATGGCTACGATGCAACTCTTGCAGATGTAAATATTGCAGCGGGTAAAACTGCTGATCTTTATCGTTCAGTGATGTTTGGTGAAGACTATTATGGGTTTGCCATAAGCCTTCCCCCTGAACTTCGCGATAATGGTGTCACCGACTTTGGTAGAGAGCATTCGGTAGCGTGGTACGCTATTTGGGGTGCTGGGATTCTACACGATGAGTATGGAGTCATTATTGAGTCTGTTTAGTTAATTACAAATAATTGGAGGTAGAGCAAATATGCAGCCTTTTGAGAAACAAAATAACAAGCCTAACCCTTTTCAGGAGGGTAAAGCACAATTTATGGATAATTTGCCTCCGAATACATCTGGTGTAATCTTTGTTGATCCTGTGGAGCAGACTCAAAAACAGTCTGCTCCACGTTGTGATGAAAAGATGTATTGGATTAAGATGAAGAAAGACCATACTACTAGAATTGGTGGTATTGTTTATGATTTGAAAGCAGGACAGAAAGTAAAAGTCACTAAAGAAGTGAGAGACATATTCGCAAAATCACCTTTGGGTTTGCTAGACCCAATTATTGACTAGGAGGTGAATGTTGTTGCTTACAAAGGAAGATCTTTTTTATGTAGAAGATGACCCTGCTAAGGTTCATAAATTTATTAAGGGCGCAGTAGAAGATATTAAAAAAGTAGAAGAAAATGTTAAGGGCGCAGTAGAAGATATTAAAAAAGTAGAAGAAAATGTTACTGCATTGAAGATAAAATCGGGTAGTCCTGTAAATGCAAAAGCTGCTACAGGTACATTTACACTAACAGGAGCAGTAACTGATGGTGAAACAGTTAGTATTGGTATAACTACTTATGAATTCGATACAGATTCTAATGTAACTGAAGGAAATATTCTTGTAGATGTTTCTGGTGGAGCTACTGCTCCTGACGCTGTTACAGCTCTTGTAGCTGCAATAACCGCTAATACGGAATCCATTGTATCAGCAGAAGATGGCGTAAATGATACTGTAGTCCTGACATCTAAAATTAAGGGCGTTGCTAGTAATAACCTCATTACTACCGCAACCACCGCTATGGGTAGCTTTGCAAAAGGTACACTAGAAGGTGGAGTAGATGGTACTATTGGGGTTAAAAACGATTGCTATATAGATGATTCATATCTATACTATGCTATCGCCGACAATACAATATCAGAAGCTAATTGGAGACGTATTTCTCTAGGTAATGTGTACTAAGGAGGTGAGCCATTATGGCTGACCTCAAGAAATTTCAAGAGGTGCTAAGATCTAGGTTTAAGATGAAAGCATTGGTTGAAGAATCTGATCTAATCTACAAAATAGAGGATTCAGAATTAGAAGATGTAATTAATCTTGGAATAACTGCTCATAATCCAAAATACACTCTTCAAACGTTACCAGCAGCCGAAGAACCATTTATATTATGGTTGGCGGAAATAGAGTTGCTGTATATGTTTGCTTCAGCCAATGCTAGGTTCTTTAGTATAAGTGCTTCAGGTGCATCAGTTAATAAACAAGAACGAGTACAGCATTATCTCAGTATTATTGATAGGCTTCAAAAGAAATATGATAGTGCTTGGGAGAGATTTCTTAGCCTTAACCCTGAGCAGATAGAAGTAGGCGAAGTCTTTATCAATAACGCAATCTCCAAAGGGCGGACTAAGAGGCTAGCAAAGCTTCCGACGATAGAACTGGTTGCAGTTCGTCAAACAGAAAATTCTGTTGATTTACAGTGGAATTACATATCTCATTTAGAGCCCTCTGTGATAAACATTTGGCAGAGTAAGTCGCTAATCGTGGACGAATGGGAAGAACCGATATGGTACAATGGTGTACAAATACCTGTAATGCCTGATTCAATGCCTATTTTTAGAACAAACAATCGTTTTAGGGACAAGTTTAGAGCTAAAAACTTAGAGGCAGGTACACTGTATAATTTTGCCGCTATTATTGTGGATAAAGGAAACAGATGGAAACATCATGAAATTAAAGTAACCACAAATGAGGGGTGATATAAATGTCTATGTCACAATCTGAAATTGATGAAATTTCTACCTCATTTTCAGAAGCATGGAACGAATATTTTGGTGCGCCCGCCTATTATCTAGTATGTCTAGAGGACCAACTTACTTCTGACAATGAATTGTATGAAGAACGGATTGGAAAAGATGCAGTATTTGAATCAAGAGGACCTATTCCTGCAATAATTACGTATAATCCTTCTATAGAGGAACTTGCAGATGCGGGCCTTAGCGATACTGTTAAAATAAAAATTACTTTTGTAACTAAAGACCTCAGAGAAATTGGAATAAAGCATGTCAGTAATAAAGACCGTATAGGTATTATAGATAGAGATAGTGTTACAAAGCTATTTGTGATAACGGAGCATAATCCTAATGTCCAGTTTGTAGACAACTATATTTTTACCAATATAGGAGCAGCAGAATATGCGAAGTAAGTTAACAGGGGACTGGGAAAAGATAAAATTGAAAATTGCTAATTTACAAGAATTCCTAATAGAGGCAACAATTGAAATTGTAGAAGAAATAGCTTGGGATTTTCTTTTCTATTTACGTGAAGTTGTAGAGGGTCAAGCTATAGATCTGGCACCACTGTCCCCTGATTATGCGAAGAGAAAAACAACAGAAAAATTGGACAATAGGATTCTGATTGCTACAGGAGAATACCTAAGTAAGTTAGATGTAAAAGTAGATTTGAGCACAAATACTGTTTATGCCGGAGCACCAGAAGATGTAATACATGAAGCATCAGGCCAATTAATGACTGATATTTACCAGTGGTTAGAATTTGGTACTATAAATATGCCGGCTCGTCCACATTTTACCCCTGCTTGGGACCAATTTTGGTATAGAACACAACACAAAATTATAAGGATGTTGCAGAAAAGATTAGATGACTATTGGAGGTGATTTTATGCCAGATTTATTTCCAGAGGATATTTGTTTAGCCATAAAGAAATTGCTATCTACTCCTCCTATTACGGTTCCAAATGAGGATGATATGGGGCGTAAAATCACTACAACAGTAAAACCTTTGTATATAAATCCAGAGCCTGAAATCGTGGTAAATGATTACCCATCTTTGGTTTTCTATGAATCCTCTGTTGTGATTGATACTTCTCGCGCCATATCAGGGGTTAGAGGAGTATTTGATAACCCACAGTACGACGAACAAGGATTATTGATATCTCTAGATCGAAGGGTGCAGCCTGATCCTTATATTGTGTACATTGATGTAAGATGTTATGTTAGGTTTGCACAACAAAGAGATTTAATACGCAAGGAGATATATCAACGTCTTGGTACACGATTCGGTAGAATTAGTGTTAATGGAGTAGATTTGTTTACTGAATTGTACAGTACTCCATTGTTAGGAACTGAAGATCGTAAAGACAGTTTTATAAGCGCAAATCATGAGGGTTCTATAGGACAGAGAAAGATTGGTGCTCAATGGAGATACAAAGTATATACGTACTTTGATATTGGACAGCGTGAGAATTTGAAAGTCGTTCGTGATGTACTCGTTAAGCATACAACTTTAATTAATAGGGAGTGAGAAATAGATGAATCAGCTACATCCTGGTGTGTATGTTGTAGACTCACTGCCCAAAGACGTACCTACTAGACCCGTGGGAGCCGCTATACCCGGATTCGTAGGTATAGCAGAAAAGGGGCCCATTAATACCGCAACTTACATTACTAGCTGGGCACATTTTGTTCGTGAATTTGGTTCATTTCTTAAAGACGCTTATCTAGCGTATGCAGTTAGGTCATACTTTGCTAACGGTGGAACAGTTTGTTGGGTTACCCGTGTATCCGCTATAGATGAACAGAAAAAGATTGTAGCTAAAACTGCAACAGCAACCGCTACAGACGGAGGAGAACCCGGAGTAGTAGTCCTAGAGTTCGCTGCTCCAACTCCTGGTACTTGGGGAAATGATTTGGGATATTCAATTACAGCTCAGGAAACTACGTATACTCTTACTTTGTACGAAAACGGTATAAAAATTGCAGACTACCTTAACTGCACTCCAGCTACTGCGGAATCTAAAGTAGTAGATGCATTGATTAAAATCACAGTAAAAGATAAGGTAACAATGCCTGCTGCAACAGAGGGTATTGTTAAGCTGACTGGTGGCAGCAATGGTGATGAAGGAATTACTGATAATGATTTTATAGGAGATCCTGCCATCCATTCTGGATTATATGCTTTTGATGCAATAAAGGGTGCTGTTAACATTTCTATTCCTGGTGGAACAACTGTATCTATCCATAATGCGATTACTTCGTATGTTGGAAATGATGGATTCCGTTTTGGAATACTAGATGCTCCTATGGGTAAGACACCCACTGAAATGGCCCAGTATAAAGCAACAATAAATTCATCTAAATATGCTGCAATATACTATCCTTGGATAACTGCTCTCGACCCTATCGGAGAAGGTAAGACACCTACTATACTGCTTCCGCCTTCTGGCCATATTGCAGGAGTATACTCGAAGATCAATGCAACTAGGGGCATTGCTAAAGCTCCTGCGGGTGTAGAAACTGCTCTTGGTAATGCAATAGGTCTAGAATGGTACATTACTGATGCAGAGCAGGATATTCTTGATCCTATTAGTGTTAACTGTATTAGACTACTAGACAATGAAGGCATTGTTGTATGGGGTAATAATTGCCTTGATGGCACTCAAATAAACCATCAACTCTTGCAGATTTACATCAAGACATGGTTTGATGCTAATTTTAAGTGGGTAGTGTTTGAGCCAATTGATGATAGAATTCTAGGGCCTAGTGGCCTAGTTACTATGACTGGAAATGCATTCATGTCACGTTTGCTTGCAGAAGGGGCTTTTGATGAAGCTGCACCTATGCCCTTCTTCGTGCAGTGTGACCGCGAGAATAACCCTAAGGAACAGACCGATAATAACCATCTTCAGATTGATGTTGGTTATGCACGTAAGGGACTAGCAAAGATGGTTACAATTTCTATTGGTATTACTCGATAAGGAGGTGTTATATTAGATGGCAGAAGCTGTAACTGCTATGACTTATGATCCACTTAGGAAATTTAAATATAGAGTCACTATTGCATCTGAAGATAGCCAGTTTAAGTTCAATAATTTGGGCTTTAACCGGGTAGGAGGTCTAACTTCAGAGTATGAAAAAGCAGAATATAGAGAAGGTGGCTTTAGACTAGGACGTAGAAAACTTCCTGGACTACTCAAACATGAAGATGTAACCCTTCAGCGTGGTGTTTTTGTCGGTGATATAGACCTGTGGAACGCTTTTATGCAGATAGCTGATGGAAATGCTAATTTCAGACTTACAATAACTATTACATTGCAAGATCCAATTACAGGAGATGATATTAGAACATGGTACCTTAAACGAGCATGGGTGCTAAAGCATGAACAGGAAGATTTGGATGCCTTGTCAAGTGAAGTATTGATTGAGCGCATTACTGTAACTTATGAAGAGAAGGAAGCTACGCTAGAATAAGTAGCCTTTAGGGCAGGGCTTGAATTGCCCTGCCCTTTTTAGTCTAAATTATAGGAGGAATTACAATGTCCTGGAAAGATACTATGCCTGAACATTATCGTGAAATGCTCGTTGATGACTACACCGGAGTATTGCCAGTAGGTTATGTAGACTCTTCTGGGAAATTGCACAGAGTAATTAAGTTTAGACCAGAAGGAATGCTAGGGTCTGACGAATATAAACTTAGTGATCCTAAAGTTAAGGAAAATGGTACAAAAGCTCTAACTGCACTGTTTTCTAATGGTATTATTCAGTCAATAGGAGATATAACTAAGATAACTCCAGATTTGGCAAGGAATCTAACAAATGCAGACAGAGATTATATCCTTTTCATGAACCGTCAAATTACATTTGGAGATCAGTTGGTCTATAAATCTACATGCTCGTCCAACGCTTGTAAGAATGTTAATGAGGTAACAGTTTTTCTAGAGCAAGCAATAGAGGTTGTTTATCTGCCAGACAACGTAACAAGGGATTCAAATGGGTTTGCTACTGACAATATGGATTTGCCACTTGGTATACTAGACCCCAAAACAGGTCAGCGTCATAAGCATGTAGTATTCCGTTATCCTACAGGATCTGATAGCGAAGCTCTAGAACCTATAGCTAAAGTCAATCTAGCTTTGGCTAATAGCAACCTAATGCATCGTATTATACTAAGTATTGGAGATTTAACTGCTCCAAATATTGGTGTTTATGACAGGATGTCCTCGAAAGATCGAC